AAGGAGGAAGACTCTGCGTTTTTATGACATTCTGTCACAGTACTTTTTTAAATGTGAATAACTTCTGATGACAAACAATCACAAAACATGGAAGTCGCTCGCTGAAGCTCTCGGCGTTACGCCGAACACGCTGACGAAATGGAAGCGCGAGAACGCTGGCAGATGTCCTGCCGAGAAGAATCTTGAGGCGTGGAAAACATGGATGGCAGACAACAAGAGCGAAGGCAAGGGATCAGGTCGGATCGCTCTGGACGGCAAGAACTATACGAAGCAGGATCTCATCGACCTGAAGGGTCAACTGACAGGAGAGCAGGCTCGTCGCGAGCGAGCGATGGCAAATCTCCGAGAGCTTGAGTTCAGAATGAAGTCAGAATCGCTTGTGCCTCAATCTGAGGTCTCCGAGACGCTGATCAAGCTCTTGACACCTCTTCGCCGACTTCTGGACGCTCTGCCGCGTCAGGCGGCTCGCATTGCCAATCCGCAAAATCCCAATGTCGCTGAACTGGCGATCCGCAATGTTCTCGACGAGCGAGTCTTCGCCGAGATCGAGAAAATCATGAACGACAACCAATGAAAAAAATCAACCTACTCCAAGGCGACTGCCTAGAACAAATGAAGACGCTACCAGACAACAGCGTCGATGCAATCGTGACTGATCCTCCTTACGGCATCAGCTTCATGGCGAAGAAGTGGGATTACGATGTGCCAAGCGTCGAGGTCTGGAAGGAGGCGTTGCGTGTCCTAAAGCATGGCGGTCACGCTCTGATCGCTTGTGGCACTCGGACGCAGCATCGAATGGTCGTCAACATCGAGGACGCTGGCTTTGAGATTCGCGATGTGGTGTCTTGGATTTATGGGAGCGGCTTTCCGAAGTCACTGAACATCGGCAAGGCTATCGACAAGGCAGCAGGGGCAGAGCGCGAGGTGGTGGGGACTGAGACCAAAGCAAGAAGCACAAGCGGCAACTCTGCCTTGCCGACAATGGGAGGGGATACGCAATATAAAACTTGGGACATCACCGCACCAGCAACCGAAGCCGCCAAGCAATGGGACGGATGGGGGACGGCACTCAAGCCAGCCTGTGAGTTCTTTACGCTGGCGCGTAAGCCTCTCAGCGAGAAGACTGTCGCGGCGAACGTTCTGAAGTGGGGGACTGGTGGGATCAATGTTGATAGGTGTCGTGTTGATCCTACGAATGACGTTTCTGGATGGTCAAAAACTGGAAGCAAAGAAAGCGAGAATCGAGCAATGTCTGGTGCTAATTATAAGCGAGAGGCAAAGCCAGACAATCCACAAGGCCGCTGGCCCGCCAACCTGATCCATGACGGCTCGCAGGGGGTGCTGGAGTTGTTTCCAGAGAGCGGCGACAGATCACCGAGCCGCTTCTTCTACTGCCCGAAGGCAAGCAAGAGCGACAGGGATGAGGGAAACAACCACCCAACAGTCAAACCGACCACTCTTATGCGGTATCTCTGCCGACTCATTACGCCGCCGAATGGCGTGGTGCTTGATCCATATATGGGGAGCGGAAGCACTGGCAAGGCGGCGATGCTTGAGGGCTTTGACTTTGTCGGATGTGAACTAAGTGACGAGTATTACAAGATAGCAGAGAAAAGAATCACTCACGCGCAGAATGCCGAATCATAAATTCAAAGGATCTCCGTCATGGAATCGCGGTCAGGAGACCGAGAGCAACTTCGGCGACCTCTTGAAGCAGCAATTCAAAGAAGTTCGACCAGCGACCCTGCCAGAGCAGTACGATCATATCGACTGGATCTGCGAGAAAGGGACAATCGATGTGAAGGCGATGAAGCGCATCAGCCGTGGCTCGGAGATACAGAGCGAGTTCATTTGGGTTGAGTTCAGAAACAACGCAGGACTGGACGGCTGGCTTTATGGCAAGCAGGACTGGATCGCGTTCGAGTCACCAGATCGCTACGTCTTGGTCAGGCGGTCGGAACTGTTGAGCTTCTGTCTGGCTTTATGTGATCTGGAGAACCGAGTCGATCAGGCGAAGGACGCTCTCTATCGCGGCTACACCAGAGACGGAAGGAGAGATTTGATTGCAATGATTCGGTTTGATGATTTATTTAAGATTGAAACTTACGCTTTGATGAAACAACTTTGAGTGTGGCGGCAGTCTCGCTAGTAAGACGCGAGTGGGGCATGGTGTTCCCTTTTGAGCCGCCGTCACGCTCCTCTTTGGGGGTGCAGGGATTTCGACTTGACCTCGGTCAAGGACGCTGGTTCAACTCCAGCCACCTCCACCAATAATACAACCATGAAGATAACTATAGAACATTGCAGCGAAATCTACTCACTTGAGGTCAGCGATGAATTTGACCTTGAGATTTTTCAGGGTTATCTCGAAAGACTCTTGGGGGTGATTTGGTTCCCAGAACAAGTTGAAATAATTATGGGACATCACCAATATGACGAGGGGTATGAAAAGGGCTACAAAGAGGGCTACAAAGAAGGGATGCACGCAGTATCACCATCACCTATTCGCAGACCAGTAGAATGCGTTTCTGTCGAAAGCGATGAGACGCTGAACCCAAGCTGATGAACAAAATGATCATTTAATATGGAGAAATTTGATGTCGACGCATCTGGATTCAATCAGATGATACGCAAGCTGAAGAAGTACAACGGAGCAGCAGCGCGTCCTGTCGTTCGAGCAGTCACATCCGACATCCTCGCATCAGCCGCCAGAAAGACGAAAAAGACAAACGCGAAAGCGGTCAAAGAGTCGATTGATAAGAAGTTCCGAGAGCCGTTCGAGGTGGCAGGCAAAGGCTTCCTCGCGGTCACTCAATCTGGCAAGGTCTGGGTCAATCTGAACTCATGGGGCGATAAAAAGAAATGGGCGTTACTTCACACCGATGGGAAGCTCAAAAATGTTCCGAGGGATGTTAGAAGAACTGGATCGTACAAGGCAGGATCAAGGGTGAACTTTGGCTCGAAGTATAAGACCGAAATGAACGCGATGATACAGGTCGCGAAGAGGTTCAAGACGACTGAGACCAAATACAGGAAGTCACTGATTGGACTGTCGAAAGCGTCATGGTACTATCTGATGAAAACCTTGCGGCTAAAGCTTCCATCAAACGCGCCAAAGTACGCCGTGAACATGAACATACCAACAAAAGCAAAAGCGGCTCTGAAGGCGTTTGAGCGACTAAGAGGCAAGGACAACTTTTCAATCATCATCTCCAACGCTGTTCAGGCTTGTTTGAACCCGAAGGCGAAAGGCATCGGTGCTTTTCGGATGGCTTTGAATGGTCAGGTCAAAGGCTTCAAGACGGCGATGCAAAAAGATCAAAAAAAATACATCGAACAATTCGCGACAAGGCATGGCTTCATCGTCAAATGAAGTGGCTCGGCTATTCGCGCCGAGACACCTAAAGCCGCCAGTTGATTGGGTGGCAGAGAACTGCGTCCTGCGAGACAACATCTCGGAGCTTTGCGGATCTCTGCGCTTGTTTCCATACGCTCAAGAGCCGATGAACGCTCTGGTCGATCCGATGGTCAACAAGATCACGCTCTGCTGGGGATCGCAGTCATCGAAGACCACAACGATGTACTCAGGAGTCGCTTATCTTCTCAGCGAGTTTCCGAAGGACACGCTCTGGATCATGCCGAGCGCGGAGAACGCCAGATCCTTCTCGAAGGGTCGCTGGTTGCCATTCCTCGAAGACTGCCAGCCGCTCCGAGATCAATGTCCTCTGAGCGCGGCAACAGGTCGAGTCGATACCGACAAGATCACAAACATGAGACAGGAGTTCCTGAACTGCACCCTGACCTTCGCGGGCGCAGGATCGGAGAACAATGTGAAGTCTGCTCCAGTCGCTTATCTGGTGCTGGACGAGATTGACGAGATCGATCCTGACATTCGGCTGGCTGCTCTGGAGCGGATCAAGGGTCGCAGAGAATATAAGATCATTCAGACATCGACACCGAAGGAAGAGAGCGGCGGCATCTGGGAGGAGTTCACCTTCGGCGACCAGAGACACTATTTCATGCCTTGTCCTCATTGTGGCGAGATGATTGACTTCCAATGGCGGCAGAAGGACGGGGACGGCGCGACTCGGTACGGCATCGGCTTCGACGAGACGGCGATCCTGGAAGGCGGCGGCTGGGACTTTGATCTGGTCGCTCGCTCGGCACACTACCGATGTCAGGAATGTGACGGCGAGATCCTCGACGCTCACAAGCCACAGATGCTCAAGGATGGCGAGTGGCGGTCAAACAATCCGACCGCTCCGAGCAATCACAGGAGCTACCATCTGAACTCGATGTATGCGCCAGCGATGACATTCTCTGATCTGATCGTCGCGTGGCTTCAGGTGAGCAACTCGATTCATGGCTTGAAGAAGTTTGTGCAAGGCAATCTCGCCGAGCCTTGGAGAGAGGACTGGGCGAATCAGGAAGAGGGAGAGGCGAACGAGCTTGAGCTTGACTACCAGCGCGGCGAACTGAAGGGCGACTTCAGGATCTTGGCAGCCGACACTCAGACAGACTCGTTCTGGTTTGTCGTCAGAGGCTTCGACCGAGACGGCAAGAGCTTCTTGGTCGATTGTGGTCAAGTGGCGAGCTTCGGAGAACTCGACCAGAAGTTCGACCAGCACAAGTGTCATGCCGCGATCATAGACTGCGCTGGCGACAGGACTGCCGAGATCTATGAGCAGGTTTTCAAGCGGCGCGGGACATGGTTCGGATCTCGCGGCTGGAATGATCTCGGTCAAGGTCAGCCGTATCGGATGCAAATGAAAGATCCGTTCACGGGTGACAACAAGGGACGAGCGGGTCGAAGCAAGATCCGCTATCTCCACATAAACAAAGGAATCTTCGAGGAGGAGATGGCTCGGCTGCGCTCGCGGCAGATGTCTGGCTTTTACACGTTCACGGATACACCAGAGGTTTACTATCATCAACTGTTCTCGACTTACTGGACGAAGGAGACGACCAAGAGCGGTCACATCAAGACTGTGAAGAAGCTCAAGCGGCGGCGCGGCGATCACCTCTGGGACTGCGAGATCATGGCGAGGGCGTTGTCGAAGTTTGTCGGCATAGCCAGAGCCGACCGAGAGTCTCCAGCCGCACCTCGGAGCGATGAAGCACCGAAGAAGCGACCGAGGAGGACTCAATCATCGACTGGCGGCTGGTGGTAGTTTGAATGAATGAAAGTATAAGAGAATAATTATTTTCTTTCATTCAAAATGGACTGTGCGCTAAAGCTGGCGCACAGGCTTTTTCGTACCTGAAAAAAAAGTTCAACTTTCTTTTCTTTAGGTGTTGACATAGTGAATAAGA